GTACAAACGTTACGATAAGAATTGGACAGCCCAGGATGAGCGAGCTCGATTCGCACTCATGTACGCCATGTTGTACGCATTTGTGCGTGCTGGGAATTCTCTTTTCCAGATTTGGCGGTTGCTTTGTTCGGGTGACTTCTTGACGACAATTCTTAACGGAATTGTGAATGGTGCATTGGTGCGGTATAATTTCATTGAGTTGGCGCGGGAACATCACGCGGCTGCGGCCAGTCAAGCGGCGTGCTCAAAATTGATTCGCTTCAAAGTTTACGGCGATGATTTAATTGTTGCTGTTTCCTTGACCGTCCGAACATGGTTCAATGCAGAATCCTATGGCTTGGCTCTGGCTAAGCGTGGTATTGGATTCACACCGGCTAGTAAGAGTGGCAAGTTGTCAAAGGATCTGACGCCACTTGAGCAGTGTGAGTTCCTGAGATGCACGGCAGTTCTGGCGTGTCACTTTGAGGGCTGGCATTGGTATGCGAAGCCCAATGAACAAACATGCATGCACACTTTGTCATATAACATGGGGGAGCTCCCACTGGATGTGGCGGAGTATACGTGCGCTGTTGACGTGTTGCTCAAATCGTGGGCCTGTGGCGATTATGAGCTCTGGTACCGCAGGTTGAGTGAGTGTCTACGGAAGGCTGGTAACCATGGGCGCTTACCAACGGCGGTTGAGTGTCGTGAACGTTGGCAATCGCAGACGATCATGGCGGACAGTTGGTGCCCTACTGATTTGTCTTATCTGCCTATTATGGAGGTGAACAATGCGATTCCTTGTTCACATGAACAAAAGGTGGAGCTTTGGAAATTTAAACTTGAACGGGCTAGGGCGCGGGCGCCTATTTGGATCAAGTTGCGTAGCCCAGTGCTGTGCCCACCTGGCTGGGTGACGCCGAAATTCATGTTGATGCCACCGATGGATAGTGATGATTGTGCTGAAGGGCGTATGCAATCTGATGTGAAATTGTGCCCGGGCAAGATCGAGCCTAAGTGCACACCTATTGAACCTGGTGTTGCCCCGGACATGATCACAATTGGTGAGCCGACTACAGCTAAACCACCAGTTGCCTATTCATCTGGTGCTGCAAAGCGAACAGCTATGCACTTGAAGAAATTTCATCCTGTGATGAACATACCATATGGTGGCGATACGACCACTTATTCGATTGACATCGCGCAGTTGTTCACTGCACAGGATGATGTCACCAAGGTACAGAATTTGATATCTTGGTGGGCCGCTGAATTCCGACTTTTCGCTGGAAATGTGCGGTTTATGGTTGTCATGGAGGATGAGATTAATATCCTCATTGACCATGCCCCCTATGGTTATGGCCCTAAACGCAAATGGGATTTGTCTTCCAGTGATCAAGGTTTGGGGGGGCCGTTGGTGCATGGTGTTCGCACGTGTGGTTGCCAAGTGCCGTTCGTGTCTAGGAATGACATGATTATTCTCCCGCATTTTGATGGGGAGGCAGGTCGAGAAGAGTGCTCTTTGGGAACGCTCAATATCCAGCTCGGTAATAATCGCCAGACCTATAGCTGTAAAGGTGTGTTGTACATGGCACTTGGGGATGGAGCGAGATTTGCGGAGCGTTTCACATCGCCGATAATGACTATTGTTGGCGATGCGTTTGATCATGATGGGGGTACTGAGTTCCCGTTACCTGAATTTCTCCACTTGACACTCTCGACTGGGCCAATTTGGTTCCCGAGACAGGATCAGCTGGACAAAGCTGACCCGTTGGTGACTTTGCCAGCGACTGGCGGGGGGACTGCCACATTGGTATCAATACCGACTTCCGCGTTCATAAATTCTGAACTTCGTGCACTCGGTTACAATATCACGGACTCGCAAGGTCGTAATGTGGCAACTGTCACCTACGATGTCATCGCCGTGCAGCCAAGTGTTGTGGTTAAGGCTTATCCTAGTGCCACGACGATGACACAGGGAGATCCGACACAGCCACCTAGCAACACTGGTACGATTATTGGAATACCGAATCCCAATATTTACCAGGCGATCGCACCTGGTGACCGGCCAATCGTTATGTGTGATTCGGCTTGGAGTTGCACGAATGAGAACATTGAAAATCTCCAGTGGTTGGGTTTGCTGTCAACAGCTCTTGGGGTGTCTTACTCCAAAGACCACTTTATGGTTAGGAATGCTGATTCTGTTACATTTGCGATCCCAACCACACCTGTGTACACGTTCAATGATGTCAAAACGAACGTAAGTTACACATTGGCAAGGTTTTCGGATGGTGATTTGCCTTCGAATACGCCAGCGATGGCTTTTGGTGCACCGACCTTGCTAAAAATGAAACCACCGATGAAGCCTGGCACCAAGGCGGTGGCTTGCATGGATGAGAAACATGCAGAGGTTTCCACAACGAACACAACAATGGCCAAACCTGACATTGGCTCTGTGGTGCAGAAAACGGAAGGGATGAAAAAACAAGTCCCTGCGTGTGCTGTTGACCCGGGAGAGGTTACCCCCTCAGATGTGCAAGTAGTTGGGAAACCCCAAATGGTCAAAACGGTCACGATGACAGTGAACGATGGCCAATATTCGATCATTGATACAATTCTGTTGCCTTGGCAAGGCGTGGCAGCGGAGTGGTTTAAAGCACCACTCAGGAGATATGTTTTCCTGAGGACGGATATGGAGGTGCAGGTGCAAGTGCAGTCAAATAATTACCAGAACGGTATGTTGCAAATGTGCTATGCTCCTTTGTTGAATGTGACTGAGACCGTTGGTGAGTATACATCTAACCCAATGGGATGCTCGGCCCTCCAGTGCGTGAACCTGTATCTAGGAAAGAATACGACTGCTACCTTGAAGATAGGGTGGCGGCACATCCGTAGGTATCTGAAACTGACACCTACGTCGGATCAATACAACTTCCTTGGGACGTTGTTTTTTATCGTGATGAATCAGTTGCAAGCTGGAGCCGCCGCCCCAGTGAAAGCAGCTACATTCACGGTGTTTTTTTCTTTCCCATGTGCGTCGTTCCTTACGTTGAATCCAACTAAGGACAATATTATCGACACTATCGGGCCAAACCCGACTAGTGGATCGAGGTTGGGGCAAGCGCGCGGTAATTATTCGAGTCACTATATGAACATAGAGAACTCGAATATGGAGGCTGTTGATGCCATGAACACAAGAGACACGTTCTCGGCAACCAACTCCGCCGAAACCGCACCTTTGGATGCGCCCAATTGGGGCATGCAACCACCGCCCACGACGGTTCGTATGTATCCGTACTTAGCGAACTGCCAAACAGTTGTTTTCTCAGAACAGTTGGACATTAGGCCTGGATCTATGCCTAAAGTCACCCCTGTGCAAACTGGGGATCGTGTTGATGAGATGGCTGATGACATTTTTCGCACGCCAACTATGCAGAGTACCTTTGATTTTGGAACCAGCACGCCTGTGAACTCCACAATCGTCAGGGTGGACCTGTGCCCGTGTCCACGGGCTTTTAAGATGATTTCTGGTGGCTCGGAAGCTTTTGATTTGCTTTCGCGCAGAACCGCTCCCTATAGTTTTTGGCGGGGGAGTTTGGAATACATTTTTGAATTCATTGCGAGTCCTGGACACTCGTTTCGAGTTCAAATTGCGTCACAAGTTGGTTATGAGGCCGAGGGGCTGACGACCAGCGAGGTTCTTGGGCAATACACGACCACTGTGGACATATGTGGTGTTGTCAAGGTGAAAGTTCGAGTTCCGTGGCGCTCTGCCGATGACTGGAAGAAAGTACCGGCGGGGAAGGTGTCTGACACGTCCGACTATTCTATGGGTATGTTGAGCGTGGTTTTGGTGGC